GATTGGTCAGCGCCGTGTAAGTTGATACGCCGGTTTTAAGAACGTCCTGCGGGATCTGGAATCGCGCCATTTGATCCCTCAATTTGTCGCCTAGCACTTGTGTCCCGATCCCGATCCGGGTGAGTAGATCCTGTCTCTCCACGCCTCTCGCGCCGGCCGCAATGTTAAAGCGGGATTCTTCTTCCGCTCTTTCGGCTTCCTCTGCGCCGGCTCCTACTTTGAAACGGTTAAGGAGATCAGCCTGGGCAAGTTGTTCAGTTGTGACACCAAAGGCGCGAGCGCGATCTTCGTTTGCCCGGCGCACATCTTCCCGGCCTAAGAGTTCGCGCGCGATGTTTTGGTTCCCGTAAAGATTGCCAAGACTCGCGCTTGAGCGCCGGGCGAGCTGCGTCGCGTCGCCGATTTGTTCCGGTGTAAGCAATCCCCGGCGCGCCAGATCCTCTATCGATTGTCCCTGGGCGGCTTCAAGCCACTCCGAAGGGCCGCTCGTTAAAGCCTCTATGCCGTAACCCGTTAATGCACTCGATAACTCCGATGGGCCGGCCTCCAAATTTTCTAACCCGAATCCGGTGATCGCCTGGGTGAGCGGCGATGGGCCGCGCTCTAGTTCCTCCAATGCCGTTCGTGACATTCGCGCCAGGAGCGGATCTTCCGGCCGTTCCAGATATTCCTGCGCGGCCGGGTAAAGCCGGCGCAAAAGCGGATCCGATGCCTTTCCCGCGCCCGCCGTATGCCATTGTTTATATTGGGTGCGAGCGCGCCGCATCCAATCTTTGATTGTCCCAAATTCCTCGCCTTGTTCTCGCTGTGGTATGTCAGGCTCGAAGCCCATTTTGTTCTCCTTTTAATTTGATGGCTCGCGCCAATTTATATAATCGCTCAGTTGGATACTCGCGCCTTTCCATTTCGCCGTGTCTGCAAAACACGATCTTTGGCAGGTAAAACGGAAGCACATGAAACAGCTCCAAGAAATCGCCGCACGCGAACCGGATGAACCAGGCCGGCTCTTTGCTTCCGTTTTTGCCTAGCTGGATAATTTTGCCAAGCGCGAAGCAGGTCGGCCCGCTGAACACGAATCCGTTTGCCAGGTAATCGGCCAGATCCACTTTGAAGGGAACCGGGCTATACTTTTTGTAATGCTCGACGGCGGTATAAACGGCGCTCCGTGGCAGCTTGATCGGCTGGATCATTATCTCTTTGGTTTTCATGCCGCCACCTTTGTTGCCCGGCGCACTTCGCGCCCTTCGGTTTCCACCGCCAGCACATCGCAAGCGCCTTGGCTATTCTCGACCAGGAAGGACATATACCGGCCGAATTTGCGAACGCTCCGCTTCTCGTTTGAAAATTGTTTAGGTTGATGCACATCGACCAGGAAGGGAACCGCTGTTCCCGGCACATCGGGCAGGATCTCTTCATTGGTCATGGGCAATTCCTCAAAGAGCTCCCAATCTTGTCCCGCCCAACCAAGGCCGTCCTGGGCGTAATCTTCCCGGTAAGGTTCTTGCGGATCGTCGGTGAAAGGGTCGTGCGTTTGTTTATCAAAAGTATAGAGAGATAGGTTATCTTTCGTGATCGGCGCGGGCGTAATTACTTTTTGCTCGTTCACCCCATCGCTTATTGCCGTGATCGTGATGTGCGGATCCCTTGTCCGAATCGCCATCGCCATGCGCCGGAAATCTTTGTCGGTTGCGCCGCCGCCGCCGTAGCCGCGGGTCTGGATCAGATCGTGGATCGGCCATTCCACTTCCGTTGTCATGTCGGTCGTGCCTTCTCCGACCAGATATACCCGGCCGCGCTGGTAATTGATTGCGAACAAGCGCCGCGCACCGCCGTAATTCATCAGGTGCAATGCGTTGATTGCGACGTCGTGATCTTTATAGTGATCGATGGATTCCCATTGTTTGGTCACGGTGTTTAAGACCAGTAAGGTTCGCGGATACAGATCGTTATCCAGCGGCACAGCGAAATAAGCGTAATCACCCAGGGGCGCGGCACACGAGAGAGAAGCCCGCGTCCAGTTGATCCGGTCAATGATCGGTTGGATCCTGTCAGAGATCGGCACCGGCGCGGCTGTGATCCGTCTTTCTTCCACTTGCGAGAGAGCGTAGATGCCGGTCGAACGCGAAAGGAAGAAAACTTCTGAGCCTACCTGGACGAGTGCTTCCGGGCCGACTAGGCCGATGTTTTCCTGGATCATTTCCTGCCGTGCCAGCAAGGGATCGATTGTGAAATTGGTAAGGGTATGGATCGAGTTGCCTTGAAAGATGATGGCGGCTTCTTTTGAGAAACCTAGCACCCGCACGATTCTGTCGGCTTTGCCGGCGTTGATCCGAAACAAACCAAAGATCGGATCGTAAATGCTGTATTCGCCCGCTTCGCTCATTATCATTCGATCATCCCTTATCCCGATTGAATAGAGAATATGTCCCTGGAAGGCTTCGCCGTTCCAAACTCGCGGCACCAATTTAACGGTCGGATCGCTTGGGGTAGGATTTACAAATTCCCCGAAGCCGCGTGGATCGATCCCGTCCCATTGCATCGGGATCTCGACCGCCCGGAGAAAGATGATTTTATCAAATGCCTGGCAGAACCGGCAGTAAAAGTTGCCGACCGGGACTGTTTCGGCTACATCGCGCGTGATGAAAGAGCCAGGATCGCCGCCCGGTGGCCGGGTAATCTGAGTTGAAAAGAGCGAGATCGGCTTTGGCTGCACCCCAGGTTGGCACGCCCAAATATAATTCTTCGCTTCTTCGGCTATCAAAAGGACTTCGTCCTTGTTCGGGTTGGAATAGATCCCGCTCGCAACAAATGGTGGATCGAATTGAAGGCTATTGAAAACGCCGGGCTCGAACGTGCCGGGGCGCGTTTCGGCTACGCCGCGCCGGAGCCGTTTGTTTTCGCTCCGTTGCAACATGCCTGGTTCCAGTTGATCGGGTGGATCTTTCATGTTCAGGCCGATAAAGCCGCCGTCGCCGTCCTCGTTTATCGGACTATCCAAGCCTTTGTATGACGCCCATCTGCCCATTATGCCGGCTCCAATTCGTAGGTTTTATTTCCGACCTGGGCCGCATGACCAGGCCACAACTCGTAAAAGTAGATCAACCTGGAATCGCCGCTGTTATACGTGATCTCAGGGTTGAGAATTTTCGCCAGGCAATATGCTGTCTCGCCCGTTTTTTCATCCGGCCCGATGTCACCGATCACTCCGGCGTGCCATACTCCGGTTTCCAGGTTGGTTACGCGTGCTTGGCATCCCATGACGACACCGGGAACCATTGACCGGATCTGTGGCGGGATGACGACATATTTATCCTTGTCGGCATTAAGAAATTTACCGTCATTCCAGTAAGCCGTTTGGCTTTGATGATAGGGATCGCCGTGTGCCGGCCCGCTCCCATCGTTGCACACATCGAGATTGGAAGTGAAATAGACGTAACCGCCGCCAAACATCTGATAAATCGTTACGGGAGAAATGGTGAGCAGCTTTTGGCCTTTTTCTTTTTTCGCTTTCACATCATGTCCTGTTCGTCCTGGCCGGCTTTGGGTTTCTGTTCCTCTAATTTCTTCATCTGAATTTTCTCAATGCCCTCAGTTAATTCCTCATCGCTTTTCAGTTTGCGCCCTGCCGAGATTCCCTGTGTAACGATGGTCAGTAATGCTCCAAAGAGCGCACTCGTTAGTGAGACAAAGAGCGTCATCACTTCTTTCTCGGTGTGAGTCGGGAGATAAATCGTCCCTGCCAGGGCAAGGACGCACACGCTCACAAGAAACAAGAGGACGTAAGTGATCGTGCGAAAATATTTCACGCGCGCAGTCAGCATCGCCAGAACTAGATCTTCTTCTTTCATGCATAGATCGCTACCTTGCGCGCCCTTAGACTTGAGCCGGCATACACGGTGGCTGTGCCGCTGGTAACTTTTAGCTGGCGCACTTTGAGTGTTCCTTTTGTTGTGTCCGTGACCAGGTATCCGAAAATCATGATTGGATCGCCCCCTTGCGCGGCGGTAAAGAAAGTGCCGGAAGCCGTGCCGAGCCCGGCGATGGAAAGGATTTGGGCAGCGTTCAAAGTGGTCGCACCCATGATGAGGAAGTTGGCTCCGGTCGATCCTGTTCCATCGAAGCTGAGAGCGTATTTTGTGCCGGCGTTCGTGCTGGATCCGGCAAACAAATGAACGTGCACTTCATAAAGCGAATTTTTCTCGAGCACTAGCTTGAGCTCCGGCACATCGACCAGGGAGGTTGAAGTTGTGGCCGCATCCGTTTCGGAAACGATCTCGTCGCCGTGGAGCTGATCGACGGCGCGCTTTACTCCTTCCGCGGTAAAGATCCGCTCAAGCGCAGCCAGTATTTTCTCGCGGTTTATCATGCGAATTTCTCCACTACCAACGAATGAATCCGCAGCCGCGAATTGTTAAACGGCCAATAGAAATAAACGGCATCGGGAACGACCGCGAACGTGGTTGAAGCCAGCACGCCCGTCCAAGTTGCATCCTTCAAATTTTTGCGAATCAGTCCCAGGGTAGGCGTATTGGTAAACACATTGGCATCGGCATAAAGAACGCCGCCCCGGTTGGTTTGGGCGAAATAGAAATTGCTCACCGTTCCACCGGCGCTAGTTCTTACCATCCGCAACATAAAGAGAGATGCGTGTCCGTTCGTGCCAGCGCCGCTTGGATCGGCCGGCATTTCCGGGCCGAAGATCGTGCCGGTGTTATCCAGGTAATTGAACGCGCCATCGCTTCGGAACAAAGCATCACCGGCCGTGCCTTTGTAACGCCACCGGCTGGCCGCGTCGCCCACTTCGACGATTGAGCTGGTCAACGTGCCGGCCGCGTCGCCGTTGTGCAGTCCAAAGAAAGCGGTTGACCTGGGTGCTTGCGGGCTGGTTCGCATGAAACCCATAAATACCCGGTCAGTATTGGGATCGACCGTGGTTAATGTTTCGGCCAGGCCGCTCTGCGTGTTGTTATCGGCCAGCGAAGTCAGGCTGATAAACACGCCCAGGCGCAAGTCGAGCCAGCTCGGAGCGACAAAGGGATAAATCAACGCCCATCGCTGATCCAAGATCAAAACCTTGTCGGCTGCTGGAATCTGGAAAATTACTGCGCTCATGTTTGTCCTCCGTTATTCGTCGATTGGTTCCAATTTTGGCCCGAAGAAACCGAGTGTCATCGTGGTATCGCCGTTGCCTTGAATCGTGAATTGAACGGTGTCCCGGCTCGGAATAGCTCCGATCCTTGCATCTTCAAGCCCCCATCCGGCATAGCTCCCGTCGAAACCGTAGTAGTAACCAATAAATCGGAGATCCCCGCCGTATTCTTCGTGGTGCAACACTTCGGCCTGGCTCGGATTGCCCGCTTCCAGGTATTCAAATGATTGACCGGCGTAAGACGGAAATTCAGCCGTCCCGAAAGAGCCTGGTCGAAAATAAACAACGCTCATGCCGCTCTCATCCCTCCGTAATGATAAACTTGTCCCTGGGCGATCAGCCGGTCACATTCCTGGGTTAGATACATTTCCGCTTCCTTTTCGATCAGCTGCGAGTGCGCCATCCGAATCTGGGCTTGAGCCGGATCGGTCGGTGTCTCGCGCAAGCCGGCCGCGTATGCGCTCGCTTCCACGTAACTAGCGAAGATCGCCGGCAACGGGATCTTGAGCCATTGTGCCGGTTGCGCGGTTGGATCGCCGGTCGGCCCGGCGATGATTGCCCGGTAACATTCGCCATCGGCCGGATGATAGATCCGCTCCCCCAGGGCGTATGTTTTCCCTGTCACGAACGGGATCCCCGTAAACTCGCTCGGCGGGATCCGAAATTGCACCCACACGGTCGCGCCGGTTCCGCACTCGGTCACGGTCACTTCCCGTTCAGTTGGGCTAAACGGGAGTTGGCAAGCGCAATGGCGCGTAGTCAGCCGCGGATCGCTATTGTAAATCGCGACCACTTCGCCGATTGGCGTTTGGTTGACTTGATCCAATAAAATGTATCGGTCGGTCAAGGTGAAGGTTTCAAAATAAGTCGTGTCAGTCGGCAGCGTCCCGATTGGTGGATCGGCCGGCGCGCCGCTTTTCACCCGGTAGTAAAGGCTGTTGGTCGCGTAATAGAGTTCATCCGGGACGCCCTCGGCGTTCACCTTTAGAAATTGCAAGGTGTTCGTCCAGGTGGTCCGATACGCTCGGTTTTGCAGTAGTTCGAGCTGCGGCCAGCGCCAGTAACGCCAGGCGTATTTGATCCTGGTATTAACGTGTTGCGTGAGCGCCCGGAGCGGATCGTGCGTGATCGCGTGCGCGACCGGATCCAGACCGTGCCGGCGCAGGATCGCTTCGTAAACGGAGCGGTAAGTGACTGTTCGCAATCCCACCGCGCCGAAGGCCGGCGCGGGGATAAGGATCGGTAATCCCGGCGATGGAGTCGCCAGCGCCGCGACGCGATATTGGCCGACATTCCAGTTGTTGGCTTCATCGGTTACATCGTAAACGATGATTTCCTCGGCATCGACCGGGGGCGTAACCGACAAGCGGAAAATCGGGTGTTCGATGTCGGGCTGCGTGATCCCGGCCGAAAGCTCCGGGCCTTCCACGCCGGCCGCGATCCAGGTATACCTAACATTTCCGAGAACTGTTCCCGGATATAACGGAACGGTAATAATCATAAAGCGACGTAGTGGTTAAAGTCAGGGGTGAAATTGACGCTTGCCGGGCCAGGCTGCCCGTTTTCGCAAGGCCACTGAAAGATTCCAGCAAAATTGAAACCTGCTATCCCTTTCACCTGAGCCATCACCGTCCCTGTGGCGGGATCGTTGTAATAACATTCCTGCAAGTAGATCGGTTTCCGGCCTTCGTTCTTAGCCGAGAGCGCGTCATGGACGGCTTTAAAGACAAGAAAATGGTTGGAGTAACAATCAATAAAGTAAACGAACGGCCGCGGCAAGGTTTCCAGCAACTTGTTGAGACGTTGAACAGCCACAGCCGCGTTTCCGGCCGTGCTCAGGCTGAAGGCGCAGGAATCACCCGCGCCGTAGGTGGTAACATAGTCCTGCCACAGTCTCTGGCAGTATTGCGTCCCAAAAGGAATGTGTTGATATATTCCGAGTCCAGCCAACTCTGCTCCGAGATCATAGATGACTTTCAGGTTGCCTTTGTTCGTTTCGGTGATTAATCGAACACTTTTAATAAAGGCAAGATTCTGCCGGTATTGCAGCTCGTTCCACTCAGTCCAGTTTATGGGATCGGCTGCTTCCTGTTGCATGAACCGGATATGCAGTTGATTGAACCCTGTCTCCCTAATATCTTCGAGCAAATGCCGCAGGTTCCTCCTTTGCTGCAACGGCAACCTTCCTTCGCTCGAATCAATCACATGAAACTCCCACTCGCCGCCGGTCAACGGCTGAAACCACAGCCCAATGGTAATGTCATCCTGACCGTTGTGCTTCATCCTCCCCAACTGTCGTTGCACCTTGCTCGGTGCTTCGTGATAACTTTTGAGAACCGGCTTGATCGAATCGTTCGCCCAGGACCCATCGCCTTTGGAATAGATCACGTAATTTGATCCCGATCTTGTCATCCGTCACCTCCTACGTGCTGGATCGCCTCGTTCTCCTGGTCAATCTTCAACTGTTCCTGAGAGTAGGACTCGTAAAAGGCAGTCAGATCACCTTTTGCTTCCATAATCATGTTGGCAATCAGATGACGAGCAACCGGCTTTTCCAACCACTCCGCAAAGCGTCTTGCCAATTCGCGGGTGCGTATTGCTTCAACTGTTTTCATTTTTTCTTTTTCGGGGTTGCTGTGGGTGAAGGTGCGGCTTTTGGTGCCGCGGCTGCCACTGCGCCAGGTGTCGGGGTCGGAGTCGGTTCAGTTGAAAAAGGCGGCGGCGTGTATGCGGCCATATTCTTGCGCCGCTCAAAATCCTTGGTTGATCCGACCAACCACTGTTTGATTGCCAGTTCAATTTCCGGCTGGGTCGCTGGTCGGCCAAAGTTCAGGATCGATCCATACGCCTCGGTTAACCGGGGAATATCCTCAGTCGGGACTTCGATGGTTAGAGTTGCCGCCCACGCGGAGAGCGGGAGCATGATTGCGATTGCGATTAGTGTTTTTGTTTTCATGGGAATAGTTGCAGGAAATTGCCCTGCGGAGTTGGGCTTGGTGCGCCGGAGGCCACGATGAAACTTCGCACGCTCGTGAAACTGCTGAAAGTATTGCTGCCTGGGGTCGGATCGATTGCCCGCGCTTTCCAGTAATAAGTGTCATCGGCCAGGGATGCCGTGGTGTAACTCACTTTTTCCCCGGAATTGAATGGATCCGTGTCACCGCCGCTAACCGTGTTAAGAAAACCGGAGTCGGTCCCGCTCGTCTTATCGGCTATGACGGTGATCGCGGTATCGGCAAAGAAACAAACGTCATTGGAATTTGTGATCCAGGATGAGCTTTGCCGCAGCAAACTTGTTCCTGCGTGAGAGGGTGTAGAGTTATCTCGCCCGACAAGCAAATAATTCGAGCTGTTGCCGCTGCTATACTCGATGGTCAGCGCGTAAGTCGTGCTGCCAGACAATGTGATTTGGTTAGCCTGATTGAAAGTAAAGGTGGTCAGTGTTGGCGTTGTCGTCAGGCCAGTGACATCAACATTGTTGGAAGTGGCTAGTGCCGCGCCGCTTGGAACACCGCCCGATACGTTGTAGATCTTGGCGACGGCATTGCCCGTAGGCGAACCGCTCTTGCTCAAGACAAAGAAACCGAACCCGAATACTTCCGCTGTGGCGGTAAATGTCTGCCCGATTGCGTTGGTGAAACTGTCCGCCCCGTCGTTCATCACCGTAAAATCAGCGTCCCGATTAACCTGCGGATAACTATCCATCGTTGTCTCGGTTGTCTGGAACAGCGCCGCCGTGCTGATTTGCAGGTTGTAACGCACATTGGACAAAGCCGCGTCAGTCGCCGTCGTTTCCAGCCCTGGCGTGGCCGTGTTGAACGTCTGGCCGTCAGTCGTATTGAGAACGATGGTCGGCGCGGTCGTGTCGGTTTCAGTCAGTGAAATTGTCGCCAAAACCACATCGGAAGAAACGCCCAGGGTCGGATTGAAAGTTTGAGTAGCCGTCCCGGTGACGACCTTATACTGGCTTGATACCGTCATCCCGGTATCGGTCGCGCCAACCTCGGCTGTTTGCTGCGTTGACCAGGATCCGTTTGAAGTATCGGCGTCGCCGGTCACGGTCTGGCCTGTTCCCTGTTCGTTGAATAGACCGCCGATTACCATGTTGCCGCTCGTGATGCTGCTGCCGGTCGTAACCGTGGGCGAAGCCGTAGCCGAACCTGTCCCATCCGTCGAAGCACTAAATGAGATCGTTTTGCCGGTGCTTGGAAATACCTCGATCATCGTCCACGCTTTCGCTGTTGTGCTTTGGGCAAAGGAAACCGTGATAACCGTTCCAGTCGTGAGCGTGCCGCCGTTCTGGTTGGTAGTAAGAAACGCTCCCTGGACACCGGCGCTCGCGGAGCCGGGATCGTAAACCACATCATTCTGCCTTGTCCATGTGTTTCCCAGGGTGTCAGTAGCGGTAACGTTGGTTGCTCCACCGCCGCCGCCTGTGTTGTCATTGGCAATCACGATCACCGCCATTGAGCCGGCTGTGAAATTGGCCGAAGGCGAGAGCGTAATACTGCTAGAACTAGTGCTGTGCGTCCCGGTGCCGCGATCCGCGCCAGTGATCGCGCCCTTGATCGGACTAGCGAGCAAGGTTGCGAGCATAATTATGCCTCCGAGCTGACGGCTACAACGTCCCATTTGCTGTCCACTCCATTCCAAATGCACCCGACATAAATTGTTTTGCTCGCCACCGTAGTTGTCGGCAGCGTTGTCCCGATAATGCGATAAGCCGCGTTCCAGCCGAGCGTCCTGACTGATCCGCTGTCCTTGATGCGGATAATGAGTTTCTGCCCGTCCACCGGGGTTCCAGTCGGCGCACCAAAGACCATGTTGACCGTCATTCCAGTCGCCACGTATTGATCGTCCGTATCAGCAGAAGGAGTCGGCGTAGTGTTGCCGGTTGCGCTGGTTGTCACGCGCGGTTTGAGCCGAGCAGTAATATCCCGAGCGATTAAATCCCGATATTGTCCATCCGTCCCGTTGTTGATTTCGACTAGTCCAGCGGCGGCGCGGGAGAAAGAGAGATCCGCTGAAATCGTGGGGTCGCCCGTATCGGAAGTCCAGCCTAGATTTATTCCAGCAACGAAAATGGCTGCGGAAGCGGTGAAACGCCCCATTCTGACGCTATTGGAATCGAAACGCAGCCCACCGTGGTTGAGAATACCTATTGATTTGGTTCCTAAGGAACCGCCCCCCGGAACAATGGCAGAGCTAAAAGTGGTATCGCCGGTTCCTTTTGGACTAATCTGAATGTTAATATCAGTAGCGGCCCCGGTTGCAGTTATTGACGGCGCGGTTCCAGCATTTGAAAATGCTCCAGTCGTATCAGCAATCGTGATTACGCTGTCCTGAATCAGTTTACCCGTAGTCGTGTCAAACCGCGCAATCGCATTATCGGTAGCCGAAGCTGGCCCCACTACATCGCCGCTCCCGGCTCCACCGACATCGGCTGCCCAAGCCCAATCGTAATCGGTGCTGCTGTTCTTTTTGAGAACTTGCCCAGCCGTTCCACCGGCCACGCCCGTTACACCTTTGATGGTTGTCGCCGTGACCCAGATCGGAAGTTGATCGGCTGTCGGTGTGCCGCTGTTGCTCACGTTGCCACCAGCAGATGCAGCCGAAGTCCAGTTGGTGCCGTCGCTCGTCATCACATTGCCGCTGGTGCCGGGAGCGGCGTAGGTTTCGGTTGAAGCTACAAAATTGGTGCCGTTGCCCTTGAGAATCTTCCCACTGGCCGCTGCGCCACCAATCTGATAGCCACCAGTTACCGAGAATGATGTTGTTGCGAGAGTGGCATAAACAGCCCCACCCATCATAAACTGCATCGTCCCGCCACCGTTGTAACCGATTCCTGAACCTGCATCTCCAATCCGAACGCTAGGAGTAGTTGTGCTAGTCGTGTATAGATCGCGCACCTTGAGGTCCCGGTATTGCCCAGCCGTGCCGTTGTTGATTTCAAGGGTGCCAGCGGCGTTGCGATAAATTCCAAGGTCACTACTCCCGCCGATGGATAATAATCCATTGTTCTCAATAGCGAACTGTTCCGCTCTGGTAGTCGTTCCGTTAGCCATTATATCGAACCGAAGGCGTGTCCCGTAACCCACACCGTCAGTCCAAGTCTCAGATGCGTATCCAGTGATCGAGGCCGTATTTCTTATTGCTGACGCGCTTGAAGAACCGCCAAAGATAAAACCTCCGAGTCGATCCCCAGAAGTCATTGCCGTGCCATCGTTCTCGTATAAATGGAACAATGAACCTTGGGTGGCAGATGATGCAGTTGTGTTTTCAAATGCAGCACCAACACCGGGGGTTACGAGGCTACCATAGAAAGCCGCGTTGGGTGCTATAGCCTGTATCGCCGCGCTAGGAGCCGGGCCTACACTAACATTGGAAGAAACAGTAAGAGCATTGGTTGTCTCATTAAACGTCAGTCCCGAATCCCCGCCAAAGACACCGACATCGTTGTATTGGACATAAGTGTCACTCCCGCCAGGTGTTCCGCCGCCGCCACCAGTGGCATTGATCGTGACTGAATCGGCTGCCCCGGCATCGGTTGTGATCGTGACATTGGTTCCGGCGACTAGGGTGAGGGTATCCGGCGCGGCATCGGCTACGACAGAGGTTTGCCCCGAAACCGCGATGGTGCCAAAAGCGTTGCCGCCGCCACCTGCACTTGCGCTGTCCCATGTCGGGTTAGCACTCGCTCCGTGAGTCGTGAGTTGGTTCCCATCCGTGCCGGGAGCGAGCCGCACCCAGGTCGATGCGTTTCGGTAAATGATGTCACCTTGCACACCCGCAATCCCAGCCAGCGCGTCCAGATCAGCATCCCACGCCTGAACATTGGTGCCAATCACCAAACCGAGCGTTGTTCGGGCTTGAGCCGCCGTGCGTGATGCCCAAGCACTGGATACGCCGATAATGAAATTGTCCGTGGTCGCGGTCAGCCCTGCAATCGTAGTGAGATCGGTATCAATCGGCTGATACGCCGAAGCCGCCGTGTAAGCAGCCGTCCCAAGCGTCCCACCGGTCCCAATGTTAAGAGTCGAGCCGTCGGTGCCGCTTAACGTGAGCGTGTTGGTGACATTGAATGTCTTGCCGGAAGTAATCGTGAGAGTTCCGGCATACGGCGCTTTGAGCGCCCAACCGTCAAGATCGGTGTCCCACGCCTGGACATTAGTGCCGATCACCAGACCCAAATCCGTTCGCATTTGGGCAAACGTATGAGGCACCATCGTCTGAAAATTCGCGCTCGGCGTAATACCAGCCCATGTCGTCAGGTCGGCATCGAACGCCTGGACGTTGACCCCGATTTCGAGCCCCAAGCTGATCCGTCCAGTCGCCGCGGTGAGCCCGGTCGCGCCCCCGTCCCACTTCAAGCGATCAGTAAAAGCCGTGTCCCAATTCGACAGCTTAGTTGCGTCCAGACTGATAACGCCGGTAGCAATAAGCGGTGTCGGGGTGACGATAATCGGTGTGGTCGCGGTGATCGAAGTAACCGTGCCGCTGCCGCCGCCCGCGGCTCCAAATTCAAGCCCCGTTGCCGCGGGATTGACCGTCACGACTTTCCCGGCCTGGCCGCTGTAAGTGTCGGGCGTATCAGTCAGCCCCAGGAAATTTGTCACTGGCGGGCGCGGCGCTTGCGCCAGGAGCGCGGCCGGCGCGAGTAAGATCCAGAGAAATCGTTTCATGCTGTCCTAGGCTGGTTGTAGCGCGGCGCAGGCACGCTTTGGTCGGTCATCGGATTAAAAGGTTGGCCCACTTGCCGCGCGCTTTTCACGGCTATTTCCGCTAACACGCCTTGTTCTTCCGCTGCCGCCTTGTCGGTTTGTCCGTCCTCGCGCAGCGCGTCGGCATACGCACCGCGCACTACCAGGTCAGCCGTTTCTTCCATGAACGGCACAATCGCCCACCACGCGGTATCGCTTACCGGGTGGTTCGTGTTGCCGGCCTGGATGCTGATGTAAGTGTGGCCGGTCGCCAAATCATAAGCGAGCGCGTCTTTTGCGTAGCCCGTAGCCGAGTTCCACGCCGTCAGAGTATATTGCGGCGCGGCCGTGATGTATTTGAGCCAGACATTTGTGCCATGCTCAAACCCGCAGAAAACGCCGTTTTCATTTAGCTTGTGCGGCGTGTCCAGGATCCCATCGACTGTTTGAGGATCCCGCAGATAAACGTGCAACGCCCGGCCAATTACATTTTTGTTTGCTTCCGCCCAGGCAATGTAATGGTTTACCGGCGTGCGCTGCTCGATCTTTGTCCATTCCGGCCAATCGAGCGCGTCATAGAGTAGCCGTGTCCATCGGTTAAGAAATGAGAGGTAAGAATTTGCTTCGTCGATAAGGAGATTGTCCGGGTCAACTCCCATCCGAATCGCGAGCGCATACAAGCCGTCATAGGTAAAATTTAAGGTTCGCATCTGTCATTACCGCGCGTGGACATATTCCTGGCCGCGGATCCCGCGCTTCACCTTAACGCGCAACTCAGGGTGATGTTTTAAGACGTCCTCCATGAAATCGTTGTCTTGCCAGCAACCTTGCCCGTAGATCGCTTCAAAGAAGTCCCACAAGAGCTGGGGGATCCGGGCGTGCGGAATGTGCGTCCGGGTAGCTTGCCAATCGGTTGTCCGGTTTTCTCGGCCGACGATGGCGATTTGCTCGTGCATCAGCCTGACCTGGTGTTGCGCCAGGCATTGGAGAGCGTCGTTATACGCGCCAAACGCGCTGCGCTTGGCTATCTCGAAACGAAGATGCTTCGGTAGATCGGGATCAAAGAGGCGCGGCCCGGCCTGGACTGCCGCATCCAGCGCCGGGTCGCCTGTCAGTGGTAAAGGTTTGGTAAAGTATTTGCGATAAATCGCCTTTACTTGGCCTTGGAATTTATCCAGGAGCCCCACACCGTTACCTCTATTTTCTATTTCCTTTTTGGATCGCCTTGATGATGTCGGATTTCTTGTCGTCCCAACCGATCTCGACTCCTTTTAAGGCTGCGATCTCTTTCAGTTCCGGGACGGTCTTGGATTCGAGATCCACTTCCTCGCCCTCGCTGGCGGGCTTGGCCGCGGCTGCTTCGGGTGTCTTTATTTGCTCCTTTTCCCGAATCGCATTGACCGAATCTTCTTCTCGCTTTGCCGCTTCTTCGCTCGCCTCAGCCACCACCGTAAGCGGTGGGTTGTGACTTGGATGCTCCGAGCCGGACACTACCTTATGACGCCAGGGCTCTTTTTTTTCTTTATCTGCCATTTTAATTTCCTCCTAAGTTTGTTCGGGGGAAACGGCCCTGGGTTAAAGCCAGAACCGTTATCCCATTGTCGATGGCACTACGTCTTGGCGATGAGCGTTGCCGCTATCGCGTCCGACACATCTTTGAGCCGCGCCAGGGCAAAATACACAAGTAATTCGCCTCGGTTTAACTCGTTGAGGTTCGTTCCTGCAAACGGAGTGGCTGTGATCTTGAGATTACTAGCCGCCACATAAAGCACATAGGTGTTACCCGCTGCGAATATGATCTCCGTTCCGTTGAGGTTCGCCTGTGTTGCCGCCAAATGCGTTGCCACACCTGCATCATCGCCCACGCTGATCGTGGTCGTATTATTGGCAGGTTCCAACGTGTTCTGAAACGGCACTTTCAGATGCCAAAACACGCGCATTATCGCATCGCCCGCTTTGAGGGCGACTAGAGTAAGCGTTTGAATCGCTCCATCGACCGCATTGGTCATGTCATCTGCGGTGATCGAAGCTACGTGCGTGTATCCTGGCGCTTCCGCTCTTTCGTTTGTCGTTAATGGTCTAACTTTCATTAGTTCTTTTTCTCCTTTCGATTAAGCGGTTCCGGCGATTTTGCAGTGCGCTCGCGGATCTCCCGCTTGCAGCGACAGCAACCATTTCATTTCCTTCCGTGGACCGCCGCCCAGGTCGGGCAGGTTCATTTCGTCCACGCCGTTTGACCGCAAGCGCGGTTGATCCATGTCCAAAAAGTAGCCTGTAAAGGCCGTGGGCATGAAGTCATTTAAGACCGGGAACAACGCAAATGTTCCCCAATCGCTCTTGTAAACGTCGATAGTGGCTCCAAAGAGGGTATTACCCTCCACGACTCCCTTGGTGATATGCACCATGCTGCTGTGGCCTGGAACCGCGTCTGCCGCGTAACGTGAGAAGAATCCAACTCGATTTTTAATCGTAGGCGTTACGAAACCGCGGAGATCGCTTGATGCTCCGGTGTTTTCGTATTTCGCCTGGATCAACGCCTCGAATTGGATTTGCGTCATCGCGGCAATCGATCCCGTAAAGATCTGATTTGCCGGTGTCCGCACGTCTGCCGGTATCGCCAGCTCGTAGAAGCCGGTCGTAGGCGAAAGATCCGCTGGATCCAGCGTTAAGACCGCTGTTCCCTCGTATATCCAACGTCCCATCCCGCGCATCCGGTGGCCGTTTACTCCGTCATCTGGCCGGGAGTCTTGGTTGCTCCACAGCTCTTTTTCCACATCGCGTTTTAGCTCGATCATTTGATCGGCTCTCGCCTCGGTCATGAGATTTGGCGTTCCTGCCACGCCCCCTTGGACGCTCATTTCCTGCGCGATGAAGCCGACCATTGGCGCTCGGCGATAAACTTCGCCGCGTGCCTGTAACTGTCTTTTCGGCGATTGCGTGTCGAAGGCACTTACGTCCTTCCCATCCGGGACACCGCCCGGCTTGCGCGTGCCGAAACTTTTAAGGATGTAATCGTAGAGCATATTGCTCAACGGCTCACCCTTTTTGATTGAGCTGATGCCGGGCGTTACCTTGCGATCCGCGACATAAATTTTATCCGCGAGATCCTGGCGTTTCCCGACCAACTCAGGTTCTGTTAATGCTGGCATTTGCTTTTCCCTTTCTTGGAAAAGCAATCTTAAACTTTGATAGGTGCACGCGGGTTTCGCCCAGATCCGGCCGCTTCTTCTTCGGCCCGTAATACCGCTGCTAAACTTGCCGCGCTGCCGTCCACGTCTTTGATAAGATTGCTCATTGCCTCATTCACTCTTTTTTGTGACGATCCTCGGACGTTTTCACGGCTTGGCGGTTCCGGTGTATGCGGAGCAAGTGGCACCCTGGGCGCAAAAGCGCGCTCATCGATGTCTCGATGTGGCTTTGCCCCGTTTTTGCCTTTTACCCGTTGCTGGACTGATTTCATTCCTTCAATCACCAGACCCACGGCGTAATTCGCCTGTGGCGTTCCTTTGATCGTTGGAAATTCTTTCAGAATCGCCTGGGCGAGCTGGTGTTCCCGGCTCTGCCTGTCAAACAATTCCGGCCATGCTTGGGCGGCGATCCCGTCAAAATACGATTTTGTTCCCGTATAATTGCGGATCTGCTCGCGTCGGCGCGGCTCGGCTAACAACAATTTCTCAGCTTCTTTGCGCCATTTAGCGATCTCCCCAGGCTCAATGAATTTTTGATTCTCGCCTTCCCCGGTCAGCACACCTTCATCGTTTTGGTCGCACCACTCGATCACAGCATCCGCTTTCGCGCACTCTGCGTCTAATTGGCCTTCGGTTACGATGTTGGATAGTCGGCCGGACGGGGGCAAATCCGGCGTTCTCGCCGGGGTTGTCGCTTCTTCGCCTTCATACCGTTGCAACCTTTGGGCCAGCTCCACGGCTATCGCCTGGGCTTGTTGAGCCTGGGCTTCCAGGTCCTTTTTCTGGCGGGTTAAGCGATTGATCCGCCTTTGGCGTTTATCAATCCGTTGCTCGCCTTCGGCTGTTGGTTGCTGCGCTTCTTCCTCAACCTCATCTTCACCTTCATCTTCGCCTTCTGGCTCCGGTTCGGGCTGCTGTGGTTGTGGTTCGGCATCGGGATCTGGCTGTGCGCCGGCTTCGGCCGGCGCGGGCGACTCTGAGCGTATGTTGAATTGCTTTTGGACTTCCAGAGGAATGTCCATCGCGTTCATCAACGGATCGCCATGCTGTGGCTCCGTCTTCGGTGTCGTCGTCGGTTTATCCGCTACCTGCGGAGTGCTAGCAATTTGATCGGTCTGCTCGCTCTGACCGGATGAATCATCAGGCATGGAACAATCCTCCCAAGTGGAAATCATGGTTCACTGTCGCCGCATCGGTCGATGCAAAGCCAGGTGGAACCAAGAAGCGCCTCATAGAAAAGACGCTTAGCCCAAGGGGTTGTGTCTCAGCAACCGCTAAATTTCAATTTCGGGCAATTTCGGGCAATTTCGGGCAAAACGATCAGCCTTTGGGTGGTATTTTTGCCTTTAGCTCCGCGATCTTTCGCTCTAATTCAGCGATTTCTTTCTCAAATTCCGCGCGATGATGCTCACTTAACCCATCGACATTTGCGCTCGAAAGAATCAGAGTTTCTTCTTCGCTAGGGATCATTGTCGGCGGTGTCCCGTAGCCTGGGTGTTCGACGCCTGGGATTGATGATGTTTTCCAGCTCATTTCGCCTTTAGCTTGGCAAGCGCGGCATCAAATTCTTCTTTCAGTCCAAGCATTTCTGCGACTTTTCTCAATGCTTCCAACGCATCCACCACTTCCGCCAGTTGCTCGCGGCGTTGCTGGATTTCTTGTTTGGCCTTCTCCCATTCTTCAGCATTATGTCTTTCTGAAGCCATGTTTTCGCCACTTGCCTTGGTTGGAAGCCATGCGCCACACTCAGGACAACCAAGCTGCGGGAAAGGATGCGAACATGACGGGTCTATTTCATCGGCGCGGCGTTGCTCGGCGGCGAGAGCGCGTTTAACGATTATTTCGATGATGGCGAGATCATCGAAAGTCGCTTGCGTCCGGTGACAGATTTCGCGCGCTACGCCATTGACAATCTTGTCGATGTCCTGCTCGACCGGCTCGATCACTTTGCCTGGTTGCATCATTGAAAATTCGCGGCCATTCATTTTCCTGAGTCAATCAATTCTTGCACTTGCCGCACGTAATAGAGCCGTCGTCGGCCGGGAGTATCGCGCGGGTGCAATAAATCGCGCTCGATGTAAAAGGCGATTTCTTCATCCGTCCAGCCTGTCCATTTTATCAGTTGCCCGCGCCGGCAATAAATCGTTTTAGGTTTATTCGGATCCGGCATTGAACGAAAGGAAGGAGCGGTCAGCCGGCGTGTTACTGTTATGGGTTGAGAAACCGACTGCCGCTCCATAATCATTATTTCCTTCTACTCCGTCGCGCGCTCGACATCGCGGCCGCAACCGCTTGCTTGTTTGCCCTGGTTTTCCCAAATTTCTGTTTGGTATGCGCGTATGTCGGGCCGTGATGAAACTCGCGAATGTTCTCGCTTATCACTTTTTTGCTTCTTCCTTTTTTTAACGGCATTACTGTTGTCCTCTCTGTATTCGGAGCGCGTTGGCGCGCGCCTGGTTTAGTTTTGCTCTGACAAGATCGATTCCTTCTCCCGCGCCCACCGCGGCCAGGCAAGCATTGGTGTCCCGCAGTTTCTTGCGCGCGTGCAGGATGGTTTCCGCTTCCGCTTCATCGATGAGATAATGCACCGCGCGCCACATTGGATCCGTATCCGGCACGCCGAGACTTTCCAGGCGCACCGGGAGCTGCGCTGGCGAAGTCCACCGGATCCCCGGTCGGAAAAGCGACTTGCAAAATTCGAACAAATCAATACCCACCGCCGCCCCCCATTCCTGGCGCGCCCATCCCGCCGCCTTCCATCGCGCCCATTCCAAGCATCGCGCTCGGTGGCGCGGCCGTCATCGGTGCTTCTTTGCTGAACGTCTTGCTTACCTGCATCCGGCCGATCTGCGCGTTCTCTTGCTGTTGCAGTTGTCGCTGGAAGAATTGCGCCCGGTTCATAACGACTTTCAAAACGTCCGGGTTCCCCTGGATGATTTTGGTCGTAGCCGGGTTCTGCATCATTTCTTGCAGCTTGGCTTGCAACGTTTGGAGTCGGAGCTGGTAGTTTGCGCCTTTCGGCAACGGCTGATCCGATCCGCTCCCGATGATGAGATCGATCTTCTGCCGCTCGTCTTGCACTTCCGCTTCGGTCGCAGCTCCCGCATTTTGCAGCGCCATATCCGCGAAACTGTAATCGATTGCTTCCGCGCCGGTCTTGAGTAGCACGGTCTTGTCGAGCAATCCCATCGTGTCGAGCTGCGCCAGTTGCACCAGGAAGGGCAGTTTCTCTTTCAAGAAATCCGCATCGATGTTTCTGAGATCCACCGTGGCCGAGATCTCAAATTCACCCTGTAATTCTTCCCGGCCAATATGAAACGGCCGGGAGAGCGGTCCCACCACGGCCGCAACCTGGGCGTCGGGAAGCAGCTGCCGCATCAGTTTCATCATTTGCTGAATCGGCGGCTTTAATTCCAAGAGAATGTCGTCCACCAATTCTTCTCGGCGCAGTTTCTTCAAATCCGGGTCAACATCTGCGCCGAAGATCCCGAAATGATCACGGATCCGTTTCTCGACTTCCTGGATTACCAGGATCGACACGCGATCCGCGGCCGGCATCGGCATCCACTGAGCCTCATCGAAGTTCCGCATCGGCATAATCACGCCCGGCTCCAAATTTTCTTTCATCTTTTGAACCTGGTCGTAGGTGGTAAACAACGGCGGTCGCAACGTGAGCGCGGTGCGATCCACCTGCGCGTCGTATTGTGCTTTTAATTCGCACTCCCAGGTGTAAGCGATCTCGGCGATCCCGCGGCTGGACAAAATCGGTCGTTCATCAGTCTCAAATCGCATTACGTGACAAGTGGCTTCGCCGTGATCGTAGCCGGCCGGCTCATGTTTCGCCTCAAAATCAACGTCCATGTGGAACACGGTGCAGAATCGCATCGGCGTGCCGCGATTATGAACGCGCGTGTAAAAGTGATGCAGTTCGATGTCGTTCTGCATCTGATTGACTGTCGTGCCGGCGAGAGCGGATCGTTCGATTGCTGTGGTAAGTCGCCAATCGGTCTGGCTGCTTGGGCCGCGGTGGTCTAACGCTTCTTGGACGAATTTTTTATCGTAGCCGGCCGTTTCAATTCGGTCGCGCAACGTCGCTTCGCTCACAAATTCGATGTAGTCATACCAGGGCGCGATCTGCAAATCGTAAGTATTGGTCGGGAACAGGACATCGATCATTGGCCGGTTGGCTGTCAGTTGCGGCCGGCTCTCAAACACGTAAGGGATCGGGATCTCGACTGTCCGAATGTCGCGCAGTTCCTCGAGCTTCCTGGTTGCTTCCTTTATCGTCAGGTAATCGTGCGACACGGTTCGCAGTAACGCCGCCAGGTCATGCTCATAAGCCGGATCCATAATCATTTCCTGCAAATCGGTGATGTTAAGATTTTCCCCGATTGGGATCTGGCTCCCGCCGCCGCCGATAAAGGCTTTAACTGCCGGCTCGTTGACAAATTCCTGCAATCCCATCACGTTTACGTCGATGTAATTGAGTTGGCGGCTCTGTTTCCACCACATATTGTCGATGGCCGCGCCGTAACCGTTGCGCCAGGCAATCGCCAACCGCAGCTCGCGATGCAGCTCGGCTTGCATGTGGGAGAACAGCATCCAGTTAAGCAGCGTCGTGGCTTGCTGGCTTTCTTTGATCGACACCATTGGCCGGGTCGATTTGGCTTGCACCTTCATGTTACGGAGCGCAAATGTCGCCAGGGTGCGATGTTCGTTGATGACGCGCTCCACCGTTCGGATCCGGGTGTCGCTCGCCCCAGGCCACGGCCACGGCGCAATTCCATTCTTTTTGTCGCCCCATTTCCGGCCGTCACAGGTTTGGTTGTTCCAGCGCGCATACCACCAATCCTGGGCGTATTTGTTCCGGGCGAAATAATCCTGGGTTTCAGTCGATCCCTGCGCGTCGCTGATCGCCGTCTTAAACACGAGAAGGTGATCGCCTGAGAGTTTTTCGGCCGCTTTCTCAAGCGTGTTGGGGTCATACGTGGTTTCGCTGGCCGGCCCGCCGCCTTTCGGATAACCGGCCGGATAATGTCCTCTTACGTTAGGAAGAATGGTCATGCTTTACCTCTATTTATGTGTTTCCAAGTAATGCCTTTTCTAATTCGATGAATTGTTGAAGGATCTACCCTGAACCGCGTTGCTAGTTGCTTGGATGATTCGTTGCAACGCAAAATTTTCTCTACGTCAGTTTTTGTCAGTTTTGCAAGTGGCCTGTGTTCTCCAAAGCTATGACGCCCTTTGGATAAACAGTCGCGTTTATTATCGAATGGCGTTCCAAGAAATAAATGATCTGGATTGACGCAAAGCGGTGTGTCGCATCGATGCAATATCTGCAATTTCCTTGGAACCTGGCCGCGATGAATTACCCACGATACTCGTGCCGCACTCAAATTTGGATGCATGGCAGCATATCCGCGACGAGCTGCACCTATCCAGATCCAGCAACCACTAAATGGTTCGGGAACCCACTTGTCGTTGAATCTATCAGCTACGGTTTTCATTGTGAAAATTGAGCGCGCCAGGGCGACCTGGGTTGCAGTAACGCTTCATCAACAAAATCGCTGCCGCTCAACACCAGCATCCGCAGACAATCGACCGGATCTTTTGAGGCTCCGTGTTGTCCATCACCGCCACACCATTCTTTCAGCGAATAGATCGTGTTGGGACACGTTTCCACGACGAACAGATGCGGTTGGTTGGTGTGATCGATTGGTCGTGTCGTATCGTAAAACAATTTGTCGTTAATCATCCGCAAAGATCCGTCGCCACCGCCACGGCCGGAATCGATCATCTTCTCGCTCGGCGCGGCCAGGAAATCCATGCCGGCTTCCGATAGATCTTCGATCAGCGTTGTGCTGCGTTCCTCGCTCGTCTTACGCGCGTTCCCGTAGCGCGCATCGATCCAGCGCGCGCTCACCACAATTTTTTGAGCGGTCGGAGGGCTGTGAATCGATGAACACTCAATCGTTTCTACACCTATGTTCTCCGAATTTAAGCAGCCGCTCAAAATTCTTTCCATCCGGTCAATTTCTTCCAGGTAACGGGTGTAACCCCATCCCCATTCCTTTTGTCCGTCGCCTTGTTCACCATCGGCTTTGTTGCCGGGAACCGCCCACGGCCCAGGGTTTCCCACTCCTGGGATATAGGCCCATTCGTGATCGAATGAGGGGCTTTCGCCGGCAACAAACGCGCGATGGCTTGGGTCGATGAACACCCAAAACTGAAACCAATTACGGCCGGCGCACGGATCCAGAAAATGATACCAGGTTCCACCGCCTTTCTGGATCTCTCTGAATCGGTTTAAGGAAATAACGTGCGCCAGATCCGCAAACATCGGGAACCGGGTCATCATCGCCTTGGTCGGCACGCCGTATGCCCTGGTCAAGATCTTGTCGCGCGATGCGCCTTCCAGCGTGGCTTTCATGCTCTCGTAACCGCCGAAAGGATTGTCTTTGGTGTGGAAATAAATGATTAAGGCTTTTGCTTTTTGCCCGTTGATGTCCACGCGCAGATTTTCCTGCACTCGCGGCACTTTCTCGCAAGCTCCGTTGAAACCGGGCGGCAAAAGTTCCGCGTCAATTTCCTTGATCGTAGTCGCGCCGTTCAAATGCACTTTTACAGTTGATGAATAACCTTCGATTGGCGTGAACGTGATTCCCAGGATCCCATTGCCAACTTTTGTGCCGGCGCGCGTCACAAGACGGAAGATTAACGCTTCCAGCCAATCAATCGGCACCAGCTCGTCGCACCAGGCTTCGTCCAGCTCCGCGCCTTCCAGATTTTTCACCTTCATTTCGTAAAACTTGAACCGGCACTCGCTCCCGTTCGGGCAAACAAACACGTTCTCGGTAAATCCACCGCTTTGCGTGTAAGCAATCTTGGTCATCGCGCCGTGCCGGAGCCGGCCGCTCTCCGGTTTCCATTCTGGCGGGAGATATTTGTAAACGATGTTTTGCTGATTCTGGACGCTGGCGGTTTCGGTCGATTGACACGCCCAGGCTTTCCAGCCGGCGTTGGTAGTCATGTTTTCGACCAGGCGCTTTGCGCGGCGCTCCGTTTTCGCTGCTCGGTTCCCGCCCAGGTCAAGCTCGACCAACACATCTTTGGGAAATCGTTTCCGAAATTCGGTCAAGTATTCGTCAGCCAGTTTCCAGATGTCCAGTTCCCGGCCATAACGCAACGGATCCGCGAGCATCCGTTTAATTCCTTCATAAGCGAGCGCATACCAATTTTGTTGCCATTCACCCCCGCAAAAGTCGGCCAGCTCTGGATCCATTTCCGGCACGCCAGGGTAAGGCCATTGCACATCGGGGTAAGGCCAGGGCAAAACTTTCCCGCCGCGAGATCCAGGTTCGGCAATACTGCTTACTTCTGTTTTTGTGCTCTCTCGCGCTTCACCGCCTGTTGGCCGATTCGAACGGCTTCCAGGACTCTCAGCCCCACTTTTACGTTTGGCTTCAAGCGGCTCGGCCAGCACAGGCACGGAAAATTTTTGGTTATGATCCATTTTCGATTGGCAATGGCTCGACAACGCGCGCCCTGGCTTGTTTCATCGCTTCGCGTGCTTGCTCGTTCAATTTTTCCAGCTCTGCGCCGATGTCGATCTTGTGATTGACTTCTACTCGCATCGTCGGCACGCCGGCCAACTGCATCCATTTGTCGTATAGCACGCCCGTTGTGATCGATTGCTTTTGCAGATCCTTGTTGCCCTCGATCAATTCTTCGACCTTGTGCAAACTCATCATCGCGACCGGGAAAATTTCCTGCGCCATGATTTTTTTCTGCTGATCCACTTCCTTGATGTTGCGGTAATAGTGCGCCTGGATCGTGCGCCGATCTACGTGGAGCCAATCGGCAATTCTTTGGAAACTGTGTCCCGCGGCCAGCCATCGCGTCGCTATCTTGGCTTCCGGCCGTTGCGCGAATCGTTCCCCGGTGTAGCGGCCGCGCGGTTCCTCGTAATTGATGGCGAGTTGTTCGCCTTTCAATTCCAGTTGCGCTTGTTGCTCGTTCATCTGTTTTTAAGGTTTTTTAGGTAGCTTTCGCCACGCGCGCCACAGCTTCCATCTCCACCAAAGCGATCTTAACCAACCACGCCATGAATCATCGCATCCTGCCCATGGTGGACTGGATTCGTAAATTTCGATTTTGTGTTTCAAAATCATAGTTCCACAGGTTCGATTTGTTCGGAGCCAAGGATCCGGCGTTCGCACATTTTTTCCGCTTCCCTGGTCGTGTGACCATATCCGATCAAGCGAAAGACAGGTTCGGGCTTTCCCGCGCGCACTTCATGTTCGACAAAGCCAATCTGCGTCTCAAGCCAGGGATTTCTACCTTCTGGCATTGTCCGATAGGTGAGTAAACCCCATTTGACGGATCGCTTTGCCGGCCGAAGCGGATCGCTGTCATCAATGGTCGCTAAATCCGCAATATCGATCATACTTGCTGCCTTTCTTCCTCGCGGTTGCTCCACATTTTGTCTGTCGTGTTCTCAAATCGGGTCAGCTCGCCGATGAACCGGAGCCGCAAATTGTTGACCGGCCCGTTGCGATGTTTGAGCACCAAAAATCCGGCGTATTCTTTGATTTGGCGGTTACGTTCCTCTACTTGTCCTTTGGTTAATTCATCATCCGGTGGCCACAGCTCGATCCCATCCGCGCTTTTTAGGCCAAGCAGCTTCGCCACTTTTTTATTTTCCACTTTCGGGTGTTGAATGTGTCGTTCCGGGCGCCACAACATCACCACAATGTCGGCATCCTGTTCGATTGAACCGCTCTCTCGCAAGTCGCTCAGTTTCGGTTTGCCAAACTCGCGTTGCTCGGCTTCCCGGTTGAGTTGGGCGCACGCGATAATCGGGATTTTTAGCTCTTTTGACACCGCTTTGAGCGTGGCAGAGATCTCGGTTATCTCCAACCAGCGCGCGTCCTCTGCCCGTTTGCTCGTTGAACGCATCAGTTGCAAGTAATCGACCACGATAACTTGCACCCGGTGGCGCACCTTCATCAGTCGAGCGCGCGCTTTGAAGCTGGTAATGGAAAGCGCCGGTGTATCGTCGATCCAGAGCGGTGCGTCCATGATTTTTGAGGCTTCTTCGGGCGCGCGCCGGAAATCTTTTTCCGATAAGAAACCGTCCCGGAACCGCTGCAAGCTGATCCCGGACATGGACGCAAAGAGGCGATCCACCACTTCGCTAAAACTCATTTCCATCGAGAACACGCCCACCGGGATCATGTTTTTACAAGCCAGGTTGGCCGCGAAATTCATCGCCAGCGCCGTCTTGCCCTGGCTCGGCCGCGCGCCGACCACAATGAGCTGTTGCGGCTTTAAGCCGCCCGTCATCCGATCAAAATCGATGACGCCGGTTGCCAACCCTGTGATCGACGCTTGGCCGCGGTGCGCGTGCGCGGTTTCTAGACGATCCAAAGTTTCCGGGATCCCTTCCTTTACGTGCCGGAAAACATCGGCGCGCTCCGATTCCATGATGATTTCGGTCAACGTTGCTTGCGCTTGCTCGACGGCCTGGCGCATTTCAATCGCTTCCTCGTAGCAGACTCGGATCATTTCGGTGCAGCGCGTGATGATTGACCGAAGCAGATATTTTTCCTGGACGATCTCGCGATATTGCTGCGCGAAAGCGGTGCTGGCTTCGGTCGAAGCGAGCATGTAAACCTCCGTCACGTAGGACACGCCGCCGACCGAATCCAGAATGTTTTTATCCCGCAAATAATCGGTGAACGTGATGAGATCGATTGGCTTGTTCGCCTTGTAAAGTTCGACCAGGGTATCGAAGATCGTCTGATGCGCCGGGATAAAGAAATGCCAGGGCGTGATCCGATCCACGCACTCGCTCAAGACGTCGCGCGATTCCATCATCGCGGAGATTAGGCCGCGCTCGGCTTGCTCGTTGTGTGGCGGCGCTCGGTTCATAGTGTCAACGGTCGTGTTGTCAGACGTTTATCCAGAATTTCAACGCTATCGCCAGGTTGAAGTGGCTCTGCAATGTCAACGTCGCGAAGATGAAGAAAATCTGTCACGATCAAATGTTTTTCGACCTTGCCGGTCGCCCGGACAATGTTGAAACGAATCGCTACCTTTACGTTTGGTTGCTGAGTCCGGTTCACAGTTTGCTCGCCTCGTTATCAATTTTGGCGCACAATTCTGCGCCGAGTAAGTGGAACGGGCCAGGATCCACATCGAGCACTTTGGCTTCTGGAAACATCAACTCAAACGCCACCCGTCTTTTTTTTGTCCAACCTTCCGGCTCCGATTGATTTTGCGCGCTGCCTGGTGCGCCGTTCATGCCCATTTTTTTTCGTATCGTCCGAATCTTGTCGATCTCATTGACAAGATTTTCGAGCAGCGCACCCAGGGATTGTCGCCGATAAGTCATCGTGAACGCTTCGTGATCGTGAGGAAGCCGGTAAAACCAATCGATCAACGCCCAATCCTCGCGCTTCATCGGCATGGCCTGGTCGAGCCAATAATTCAGTTCCGCCGTCCATTGGTTTTCGCGGAGCGAGCGGCCAAAGATTTCCACGCTCAATTCGGCGAACAGTTTTTTTGCTTCCGCGTGCTGAATCAGGTCTTGATTACTTTGCTTACTTTCCGCGCGCGCGCGTTCTTCTCTCTCTCTCTCTGCATCTGCATCTGCATCTGCATCTGAGATAGGCTGATGCTGGCTTACGCTGGCTGAGCCGGGCTGAGTCTCGCTGGCTGAGCCGGGCTGAGTATTACTATCGCTGACGTTCTGCTTATGCTTAGCACGCCACCTTGCTTGCGCCTGTCTGTTCTGTTCTCGGCGGTCGGCTTCATTCCTTTGGGCTCTGTAATGCTCGAAATTGAGTATCCGGAAACCGCCATCAATGGGTTCGATCCTGCGGCCTTCATTCTCTGGATTCCGCGTAAGATCGGAGCTGTCTGGATCTGGCTCCATCAACGTCTTAAATGGATCCTTCTCAGCACATTGCTCAGGATCGACGTTGGCTAGCCGGAGCAAGCCGTTCCTGGATCCGAAGATGAAACCTTCGCGATCTGCGATAGCCAGGAGCGTGATGAATAGGATCCGAACGTGATCGGGTTCAGTCCAGAGCGATGAGTGAACGATTGATGAGAATAATTTAGAATACATAATGCTTATGGATGATTCTAAGCGGCAGAGTTGTCAATAAGTAGTTGTGATGTTGATGAGTTAGTGTGATGTCAATAAGTTAGTGTGATGTCAATAAGTTAGTGTGATGTCAATAAGTTAGTGTAGAGGTTTTTGTCTCCTGGCTTGTTGTTCTTTAAGCCACATCGCGTGCGATTCTTTGGCTCCCCAATCGGCCCCAGGATCCCGTAACGAACCGTAATAAGCCGGTCGGCGACTATCCCGCGGCAACGCGCTTAACAGCATTTTAACGCCCTGCTGGTGATGTGGACCGACCAGGATCTCATCCCCTAAAGCGAACGCTCGATTGTTCCCGACATCAATGAGCCAGCGCACGCCTTCTTCATCGTCGGCCTCGAGCATCCTGGTATTGATGCACCGCACGGCCACGGTCATCATTTCGCCCTCGCCGTTTTTTTCTTGGAGCTCGAATTGAGTCAAGTCATCTGGCAAATGCAGCTCGGCCAGCTTCTCGATCCGTTTGAGCCCGCTCAGCGAAAGCAGCACCGCGCCGAAGTCGTTTTTTTTCCAATCGACGTCTTCTTGAAGGTGGAGCTCGCGCAGATTCCGCAGCTCGGATCGAACCATCGGCAAATTTTTTGCCAAACGAGCCTCAGAATAACGAAACGTCATGCGAATCCCCCTTTGAAGTATAAAATTTCGGGGAGCTTATCGATCATACCCCACCGCCG